GATTCCACAATCTCGGCATCGAACTGGTGGCCGACAAGCGAATCATCCTCTGCGGTGCGTTGCCGGTGTTGCACGGGCACGAAAAAGGCAACGGCCTAAGCTCGCCGGTAAATCAAGCCCGCGGGGCGTTCATGCGTCTTCATCACACCGTGCTCGAGGGCCACGGGCACCGCACATCGACACACTCCGAGCCCGACATGATGGGCTCGGAAACGGTGTGCTTCTCGACGGGCTGCTTGTGCGACATGCGCCCGGCTTACGCACGGCTCAACAAATGGAATCACGGCGCAGCGGTCGTGGCGGTCCACGCCGACCGCTCGTTCGACGTTGAGAACTTCCGCATCCAAGCGGGCCGGGTGAGGCAATCGTGACAGACGCCGACCTCGTTACGATCGACCAACGCATCCAGAGGGCCGGTGCCGCCAACTGCTGGACGGGCACACTCGGCTCTCTCGCCGGCGATGCTCGGCGGCTGGTGCGGCACATCCAGGAGACGAGGAAGATGGCAGAGGAATACCCACCACGAATCGAAGTCCAGTGCAACACGTGCCGCGGGATCGTCGGGCTGGTGCCTACGTGCCCGTATTGCAACGGGGCCGGGAAGTATTGGAAGCGAAGCTCCCCGGCTGAGCCGTGGAAGTACAGCTCCGAAGACCCGCCGTGCTTTCGCGCTGGCTTCGACGAAGCGGAACACGAACAAAAAGCCGCTGCGACGCGGGCCGCGGCGGCCGCGGATGTCGTCATTCAGACGGAATACCCGGTCGATCACATCCTGCGCGGCGAACGCGAACTCAAGCACTACCCAGGCGACGAGATCGAGCCGGAGGCGACGTTGATCGAAGAGGCGGAAGGACCGCCGGTGGCCGTGCAGCTTCTCGACACGGCACGGGCCGCGGTGCTCGATCGACACCGGGTGTACGGACCGCCCCAGGAGCATTTCCAAAGGACGGTGGGCATGGTCAACAGCCTGTTCGCGTCGGTGCTGAAGCGGCCGCTGACCACGTCCGATTGGGCTCGGATCATGCTCTTGGACAAGTTGGCCCGCGACCTCGGGCCGCGGCCACACCCCGATAACGCTGTTGATCTCGCAGGCTACGCGGCGTGTCTCGCCGAGTGCAATGCGTCCGCACCCCCTGCTGCCGGTGGCGGGTGAGCCGTAGCGTGGTGGGAGGTGACGCATGATCGTACGGCCGACTCACTGGCGGACCGGACCCAACGGCCGGGAAGCAGTGGCATCCGCCGGGGACTTCGTGTCGCTCGAGCGACTGCTGACAGCCGGCGAGAAGTCAGGCCGCATTACTTCCCGACCGGAACGGACTGACCGCGAGATCGAGGTGATTGCCTACCGGCTCGGGTGGACGGTGGCCGAAGTCCGGCAAGCGATAGCACGAGGGCACACGGAGATCTTCGATGCCTGACTCTCTCGACGGGATCGTATCCACGACCACGAGCCTGACGCAGACGCAGACTGGCACCGTCGGCAGCTCGACGCGGGCCGTCTCCGTGTCTTCCGCCTACCCGCTGAACAGCGTGTCGGGGCCGATCTCCGATCAGCTTTGGGTGTCGAACCGCTCGCTGGCAGTCGGCGCGTCCGAGACGCTCGATCTGCTCTCGCTCGCCGACACCATCCAGGGGGCGACCGGCATCCAGACCATGCGGCAGGTTCGCCTCGTGCGAATCGCCAACAGCGAAACGGTCACCGGCCCGCGGATCGTCGTCGGCCCCTCGGGCACGAACGGCTGGGGCCGCGTCGCCGGCGAGGTCGGGCCGGGCGGCGAGCTGCTCGGCGTGCAGCAGACGCACGCCTGGGGCGTGACGAGCACGGAACGTGCGGTGACGATCCGCGCCACCGGGCCGACCGGATCTGTCGCCTATTCGATCGTGATCGCAGGAACGGCAACCACTGGCCCAGCGGGGTATTGACCATGACGCCAGATCAACTGCAATCGGCCGTACTCGCTCTGATCGCCGGCGCTCGGCTGAAGTCGGCCGGCGGGCTCACCGTCTCGGAGTTCGGATCGCTGACCGTCGAGGTCATCCGCCTGGCGGTGGCCGGGCTCGACACGATCACGACCCTCGACGGGCCGGGAAAGAAGGCGTGGACGCTGGCCTGCGTCGGGACGCTGTTCGACGCGGTGGCGGATAGCTGCGTGCCGTTCGCGGCCAAGCCGATCTGGTGGGTGATCCGTCCGGCCGTTCGCACGCTCGTTCTCTCGGCTGCCGGCGGGGCTCTGGAGCAGATCCTCGCTCTGACCCGCGCCGCCGCCCCGGAGGTGTCCGCATGATCTGGGACGTGAATCAGGCAGAGCCGTGGACCGCCGCAAAGGTATACGACGCCAACGGCGAGGAGATCACCTACGTCGTGTGGATGGACACCGACACCGGCGAGGTGGTGCAGCTCCGGCACGACGGGCAGTCGTTGGTCTTCTACCCCGACAGCCTGGACATCGTGCAGGACCGCAAGACCTACCCGGCACCGCTCCGCGTCGTGCCGATCACGGAGCCGACCGCATGACGACCGCCCTCCTCCTCGCCGCCGCCGCGGTGGCCTACCTTCTCTGGTCCCGCCCAGCGGTCGCGCCCGCGCTGCCGCAACTGCCGCCACTCTCGCCCATCATCCCACCCGGCATCATGCCGTTGGGGATGCCAGGGGCAGCGGCAGGAGGCGGCGGGCCGCACCCGCTAACGCTCCTGGCGATCCTCGCTGCCGGGGCCATGATTGCGTTCTCGATTCGAGAATCTGGAACGCCCGCCCCCGCCCCCGGCCCTGTGCCGGTGGTCGGGCTCGATCTCCGAGGCCGATTCGTGGGGCCGGATGCCGCCGCCGACGCCGCGACGACTGCCGCCCTGCTCGACGAGCTTGCCGGTCAGATCGAGTGGGACGGCTCGCAGGCCGAGCCGCGCCTTCGCACCGGGGCCGCCTTCGACGATCTCCGCCGGGCCGCCCGCGAGCTCCGGACGCGGGGCGTGTCGCTCGGGGCTCGCCAGCCGGCCGTCCGGGATGCCATCAAAACCTTCCTCGACTCCGAGGCCGGCACCGAGGGGGGGCCGGTCGATGCCGCCAGCCGGGCGAAGTGGGTGCGAGCGTACCGGGCCGTGTCGCAGGCCGCGGCGGAGGCGACACGATGACCGCGAGGCAACGCACCGTCTGGACATGGTCGGCCGTCGGCTTCGTGATCTTCGCGGCCATCGTCGGCGCGCTCGTCGAGCGGGCCACGCACCGGATCGCCGCCGGCGTGGAAAGCCGGTTCGGCTACACGCCGAATCCGGAAGGCGTCCGCGAGTTCCTTGCCGAACTGGATCAGCCTGAGTTCAAGGGCGCGGCTCCTGACGTGTTGCGAAACGCCAAAAACCGCGACACGTTCCTCTACCGCCACGCAGACCGAGCACACCGAGCGGTTTACGGTCGGCCGTTTGAAGTGTGGAACCAAGGCAACCACGGCTCCTGCGTTTCGTTCGGGTGGGCTATGGGATCGTTTGTCGGGCAGGCCGTGGACTGGACCGAGGGCGAGTTGCCCGATCCTCCGAAGCTCGTCGCCACCGAGCCGATCTACGGCGGCAGCCGGACGGCCGGCAGGCTCCCGCCCATCACGTTCGCCGGCTACTCCGATGGCTCCTACGGGGCCGCTGCAGCCCGCTGGGTGGTCGGCACGAAGGCCGGCGTCGGCGGCATCCTCTACCGTCAGAAGTACGGCAGCGTCGATCTCACGACGTACGACATCCAGACATCCCGCGAGTGGGGAGCGAACGGCGTCCCCGCCGCCCTCGCCAAGCAGGCCACGGAACACACCGCCCAGGGCGTTGCCCTCTGCGACTCGTGGGATTCACTCGCGGCCGCCATTGAGAACGGCATGCCGGTGCCGATCTGCTCCAACGTCGGCTTTGCCACGACCAACGTCAGGGACGCCGACGGATTCCTTCCTCGAGGTGGAAACTGGTCCCACTGCATGGTCGTGATCGGCATCCGCTACAAGGCCAACGGCAGCCCGCGAGACGGTGCCCTCATCTGCAATTCTTGGGGCCAGTCGTGGGTGCGTGGAGGCCGTTTTCCAGACGACATGCCGGAGGGCTGCTTCTGGGCTGACCGCAAGGACATCGAAGCCATCCTCGCCCAGGGCGATTCGTTCGTCATCGCCGGCGTCAACGGCTGGAAGGCCCGCGACCTCGACAACGGCGCTTGGCTCGAGCCCGCCGCCGCCCGCCCGCAACCCGCCCGCCTGATCGCAGACGTTCACTCCCTCGCCCCGTGAGGCCGCCATGCTGATCGATCGCAAGACCGTCGCCATCGTCCTCGTCGCCCTGGCCGTCGGCTGGTGGCTCGGCTCCTCGCCGTCGTCACCGATCAACCCGACGCCGCAGCGGCCGGTCCTCGCCGCCGTCGGCCGGCTGGCCCGGATCGCGGCCCGGCTGGGCTTGTGGGCCGCGATGGCGGCCGAGCCCGCACCGCAGGCCGATGGCCGGCAGCTCGTCCACGCGCCGGCGGTTGATGCCGAGGGGCATCGGGTGGTGGACCACGGGGAGGGCTGGTGATGAGCACACTCTTTGAAATCTTCATTTTGGTCGGCGGCTTCGCTGCCATCGG